TTATCTAGGATACTAAATTGACTATACAGCACAAAGATATTCCTGATGCTAACCGGCATGAGCCAAAGGGTGCTTCTAGCGCAGTAGCTAACTCCGTCTATTCGGCTAATGGCTCTGGCAGCGGTACGTGGCAGAAGGTGCTTAGTAACAATCTGAACGGGATTGCTGGCGACAGTGGTAATGCCAATCAGAAGATTGTCACCAACGGTGCAGGAGGATTCCAGCTTCGTCGTGACGCAGTGTATGGGGTGATGGGGATTTCCAATAACACCAATGCATTCGCCGTCTCGGCAGCCGCAGATGCTACGCTTAATACGAACACAGATTATGCCCTCTTCTCCGGCACTGGCGCTCCTTGGGTATTCGAAGTTAATAACGAAGTGACCTTCAGTGTAGACCGGATGTTCTTCCCTGTTACCGGTGTCTATGAAGTGCAGGCTTGGGGCAACATTACGCAATACCCCACTAACACGGCTTTCGTAGGTTTGAAATATCGTCTTAATGGCACAACCTTCTCGGCACGTAAGCAGAAGACTAAGAGCAATTCGGCTGGTGACTCTGGCGTTGTATCGGCCTTCGCCCTCTTCCAAGCTAACGCTGGTGACTTCATCCAGTTGTATGTAGCCTCTACGGCTGCTGGCAATCTGATTATTCAAGACTTCAACACCACGATTAAACTCCTTCGGCAAACGGCATGAAGCGCACTCTTCTTGATTTGGTGCAATCTATCCTCAACGATATGGATAGTGATGAGGTGAATTCGATCGATGACACGATTGAGAGCCAACAGGTCGCTATCATCGTTAAGGATTGTTATCTGGAATTGATGGATGGGAAAGTTTGGAAGCACCTCCAAAGGCTCATTCAGTTGGATAGTTTGGCAGACAGTACCAAGCCAACCTACCTGAAGGTTCCAGAAACGATTAAGGAACTGACATTCTTTAATTACGATAAGAGAAAGCTGTTCACGGATAACATCCGAATGGAAGAAGTGAAATATCTTTATCCGGATCAATTCCTTCGTGTTACGGCTACACGTAATCTCTCGGACAACACAGAGAACATTACCGACTTCAGTGGCAGCAACATCATTGTATTCAATGACCGTGCTCCTCAGTATTGGACTAGCTTCGATGATGAATACATTGTCTGCGACAGCTACAACAAAGACATTGAAGACACTCTTCGGTCTAGCAAGACCCAAGTGCTGGCCTTTATGGAGCCTACATGGGTTCATTTGGACAATGCAGTACCTGACCTACCTTCCCAAGCTTTCAGCCTGCTGTTGGAGGAATCTAAGGCCACAGCGATGATTAAGCTTAAGCAGATTGTAGATCAGAAGGCAGAACAGAAATCTAAGAGGCAGCGTCAGAAGATGAGCCGAGAGAATTGGCAAGCTCATGGCGGTGTGCGGTACGATAATTACGGGAGGCGCAGGGTAAAATGATTGTCTGTGAATACAAGGGGTATATAATCCGTTCGTCCCCGGTGGCTCCTAAGAGTTGGATTATTCAGAATGCTAAGCGTGGTGGGAGCTTGCCTCTTGTATTTGATGGCATGTTTACTGACAGGCATTCTGCTATGTTTGCTATCGACACTTATATGGAACGAAAGGAGAAAGTGTATGCCAAAGCCGGGACAAAGGAGTGATGTAAATAACTTCACTGGCGGGCTTATCACGGAAGCTAGTCCGCTAAACTTCCCCCCTAACGCTTCCGCTGACGAACAGAACTTTGAACTAGATCGTACCGGACTTCGTAGCAGACGGCTCGGTATGAACTTTGAACCAGACTTCACAAACATCCTAGCTGGCCCTACTTCGTTTGGTATTGCTGACTCCGGATATAACACTTTCCGATGGGAGAGTGTTGGTGGCGATCCTAATACCAACTATGCAGTGGTACAGGTGGATCAAGCCCTCACCTTCTTCGATCTAAGCAAGGATGCCATTACCGAAGGTGGAGCAGATGGGCAAGTGGTTCTCACGGTATTCCCTACCAATGTCCGATTCTCTCTTGCTTCGGTAGAAGGGTATCTGGTGGTGGTATCGGGAGCCGAGCAGTTTGCTGTCATCTCTCGTAACTTCGTAGCCAATTCATTCGCATTGGAATATGGCCGCCTCAAGGTGAGAGATGTATGGGGAGTTGAGGAAATCGCTCAACCCACGTATGAGACAGACCCCACCTTCCGGACTAAGACGTTAGATTCCTACCACTATTACAACCTTCAGAATCAATCGTGGGGCATCCCTAGAACAGATTCAACAGGTGGCTCGGTAGACCCCATCCTGAATTACGCAGCCGGCAATAGCGGGTTTTATCCTTCGTCTGCTGAGCAGGTGTGGACTGGCCTTCAATTCCAAGCCGTAGCAACGGGCCAGCAGCCTTTTGAACGGATGTACCCTAACCTGTACATCGAGTCGCTAGGGAGCAATCTAGACAGCGCCAAGGGCTATTTCATCATCGATGCTCTGAGACGCGGTACTAGCCGTCAGGACGCTGTACAAGCTAACCGGGTTAAGTATCCCCAGCTACAAGGCACTCCGCCTAATGTAGTGGATCGTACCGACTCTGGTCCGAAGTGCACAACTGACTTCGCTGGTCGTATCTGGTATTCAGGCTTTGCAGGTGTAGTCGTTGGAGGAGATAAGCGCTCCCCCAATCTTAGCAATTATGTGTTCTTCTCTCAGCTTATTAAGAGCAGAAAGGAATTCGGTCTTTGCTACCAAGACGGTGATCCTACGTCCCGAGACAACAGCGATATCGTCGCTACGGATGGAGGCTTTGTTCGAATTTCAGGTGCGCGGAATATTATTGCTATGCGCAACCTTCACACTCATCTTATCGTTATAGCCTCTAACGGTGTGTGGACTGTCACTGGCGGTACACAGGATTCGGGCTTCGATGCGACGAATTATAAGGTGAGTAAGATTTCTACCTTCGGTGGATTGTCTGAGTCGTCAGTGATTGTAGCTGGTGACAATTGCTTCTACTGGAGCGAGGATGGTATCTACGCAGTGAGCAAGAACCAGTACGGAGATATGACGGTTGATTCTATCTCCCTTGGTACTATTCAGAGCTACTACGACAGCATTAGTGCCCTTTCTCGGACTAAGGCTTTCGGGGAGTATGACCAGATTGCTAAGAAGCTTCGGTGGGTGTTTAAGACGGGTACGGCCTTCACGGCTGATTCCGAAACCACAGAACTCATCTTTGACTTGACGCTCAAGGCATGGACGAAGAATCTGATTATGAATCTAGCGGATAACAGCGTAGAGGTAATGGGGGTATTTACTACTGCAAACTTCACACATTCGTTCGTAGATGACTTGGTATTCTCCGGTGTAGACAATGTACTGGCGGGTACTGAACAGGTTGTCATTCCAGCATTGCAGCTTGCTAACAACGTACAGAGCCTTAGATACTTGGCTGTGCACCTTGTAGCAGGGATTCCCTATTACACCGTATCTTATTACAACGAAGCCACATGGCTAGATTGGGTGAGCAAGGATGGAGTGGGAGTGGATGCCTATGCATTCTGCCTAACTGGTGATTCTACCTTCGGCGATAGTGGAGCAGAAAAGCAGACTCCTTATATCATTATGCATTTTAATAGAACGGAAGAAGGTGTTAATGCAGACCTAACCCCTGCACACCAATCCAGTTGTCTCATGCGAGCACAATGGTCTTTCGCTAATAACGTAGTGAGTAATAAGTGGAGTCCGTTAACCCAAGCGTATCGCTATCGGAAGGTTCGCTTCACAGAGAACATTTCGGATATGTACGATACCGGATTTGAAGTGATTACCACCAAGAGTAAGCTTAGAGGCAGAGGCAAAGCATTCGCCCTCTACTTCGAAACTGAAGCAGGGAAAGACCTGCAAATCCTTGGCTGGAACCTCACACTTAATGGAAACCAAATAACATGAATATTAAAGAACTCCCGGTGTCCACTCTTCGAGGTCTGGAAGACTTGTTTGAGCAACACTACGATGAAGTATATAACGGAAGCAATCCTTTTCCGTTGGCTCCTGACTATGATATGTATGAACGGATGGAAGCGGCTGGTATGTGTTTCGGCCTATTCGCTTTCTACGAGGAAATCATTGTAGGGTATTCAATTTCCTACCTTGCTCCTATGATGCATTCACGGGGGTTCTTTACTTGCAATAATGATGTGTTATTTATTGATCCCCTTTTCCGGGATACGACATTGGGCCTAAAGCTGATGAAAGAAACTGAAAAGAAAGGAAAGAGTAAAGGAGCCAAACTTATGGTGTGGAATGCTCCGGACACTACTAATTTAGTCAAAATACTGCCTCGATTGGGATATAAACCAATGGAGACTATTATGTGCAAGGAGCTTTAAATGCCAGTAGCAGCACTAGTAGTTGCTGCTGTTGCTGCGGTTGCATCTACAGCGGTTACGGTTGTTTCCGGTAACAAGGCTAGAGCAGACCAGCGACATGCAAACGATCTTCAAGAACAAGCAGCAAATGAACAAAGGGCACAGAATGCACAAGATAAAGCAGCCGCCGCTCGACAGCAATACCGAGAAGAACGAGTACGCAGAGCACGAATACTCCAATCTTCTGAGTCCGCAGGAACTGAAGGCTCTTCAGGAGAACTCGGAGCGTTGGGTGGACTTGCAACAAACTATTCTGCTGCATCGGGCAACCTTCAAGGGAAATACGACAGAGGTGTGAGAGTGGGTGGATTGCTCTCGGAAGCAAATCAATCTATCTTCTCGGCGCAACAAACACTTGGTGCAGGACAATCGTTGGCTGGTATTTTCTCTACGGTAGGTACAGTGGCTAATGCATATGGCACAGCAACCTCTAAGCAGAAGATTCCGGGTACGACACCTCAAGAAACTTAATAAGGAAATTAAATGGCGGATGATCTTTTTGGCGGTGAAGAGCAGGTAGCTCCTCCTATTAGCGACTTGGTGACGACGAACCCTCTTCCCGTCCAACCGCTACCGCTTCCGGCTACACGTAATGCAGCAGTTACGACAGCCCTTGTTGCTGATCCGGGTAATGCTCAGCAACATTATAACAACATGATGAATGAAGCCCAACAGGGTGATTCAACCACGCAAACACAACTTCGCAATCAAGCACAAACTAATACGAAGGCTGCGGACTTTCAAACGACTGCTAGTCTGCTGGCTGATCCTACAATCCCCTTCGAACAGAAGCAGAAGATTGTTTCTGGCTTTGCTGAGAACCGATTCCTGAAGGACACTGGGGTACAGCTTCAGAGCCAGCTTCTTCAGAAGCCGGGTTTGAATGAGACGGCAGATACTGAGAAAGCTCGTCTGTCTACGGCTGACATTATGGCTGAGATGGCGGATAGCCGTAGTAAGATTCAGTCGATTGTCAACGGACATAAGGAACTGGCAGATAAGGACAGCGCTGCTACTAAGTTCTTCGATGAAGCCGCGGGATTTATTCCGGGACGAGGAGCAGCCGTACAGGCAGGTGTTGAATTGGAACTGGCTAAGACCACAGGTATTGATTACCAATGGTGGAAAGTGTTCCGTACTTATGCTGGTGGGACTGGTTCTGATGTGCTTCGTCTTCGTCAACATGTGGCTTCTCTTCCTCCGGATCAACAAGTGGCCTTTGCTAAGGCGCTGTCTTCGGCAGTGAGCAACCACAGCGGCTTCTTGTATGGACAAGACAATCACCAGTTTGGTTATGAGTTTATGAATAAGGTGTTGGGTGGGAATGAAAGCTACGGAGCAGGACAAGCTTTCCTTGATAACACCTTCGCTCTTATGGATATGGCTTTCCTCGGACAGACGGGTAAAGACCTTGCATTGGCAGGACGAAACATCAAGGCAGCTATCACGGGTGCTAAGGGTCCGCTAAATGATGCTGAAGCTCAGATGTTTGCTCAGGCTAATGCCAATACGCCTAGCAATGTTCGTGTAGAGCCTACAGGGGCTGCTGGTGGGATTCATAACGATATCCCTGAGCCGAGCTTTGGACAGACAGCGCAGCCCTCTGAGAAGGCGTTTAATCCGAATGCCAAGCCTAAGCAAGAAGCAACAGATGTTCCTTTCACGGAAAGCACTAACGGCAATTTTCATGTAGAAGGTGTTGGCCCGTCTCATCAGCTAGCTAATCCTGCACCTAAGCTCACGGCTCCTGTGGTTCGTGAGGGAGAGGCTGCCCCAGTAGTCAAGCAACTGGCAGGAGCTAAAGGCCCGGTGGAAACTACGGCAGAGACGATTGGCCGTATCCGTGTTCAATCTATTACTCACGATATTAATCCGGCTAGTCCTGTGGAGATTGCACAGAATACCAATCCGGATTCAGCCCGTGCTATGCATGAAGCTGTAGTTAAGGGTGATGACGAAGTGGCTAATGCCCTCGCTGGTACGTCACAAGACAACGCTATTATCAATGCTACTATGCCACAGGTTAGTGAAACCGGTACGGTGTTCACCCGTGTAGGAGACGTAGATAAGAACCTCCGTGTAGAGGCTCACGATCCTAAGCTGGTGGATGTAGTAAATGACACTAGCGTTAATGCCTTCACTCCGAAGGAAGCGGCTTCTGTCCGTAGCAAGCTGGTTAATGATTTCGAGAATAATACGGGCTTGGCTGTCAATGACGGCATGACTAGCTTCACACACAATGGTGGCCGTACTTCGGTTAATGCCGTATATGAGCTTCCTGCTGGTAGCTGGTCTGATCCGGAAGCAGCAATCAATCAAGCGGCGCATGCTCTTCGGGATTATGGTATTACTCCGGACGAAATCACCCTCCTCCGTAAGGATGGAGTGAATCACGTTCCTGTAGATATTAAGGATGTTAAGGGTGTTGAAGGTGATTACAAGATTCAGGTTAAAGCTGATTTGGATTTGAATCCGTCTCTGCTGTCTGACCGGGATACGCTGGATGTTAAGCGTAATTGGTTTGACCGTTTTGCCGGCACTCAATTCACCAATCGGGGAAGTGTCAACCGTTACATCTTCGATGCAGCCTCAACTCTCCACAAGTTTATTACAGGAGCGGCAGCCGTAGCAAAAGACTATGGCGCTAAATTCGAAAAATACATGCTTGGTAAGGCTTCTGAATATACGGATGCTTATTCGAAACTGAGCAAAGGTTCACAGGCCAAAATAGATGATTACGTTAGGGAAGCAAACTTTAAAGGTATTGCTTTTGATAAAGCTGACTTGGCTGCTCGTGGATTTAATGCCAGTGAAGTGGATGTCATTAGCAAGTGGAGAAATTTCTGGGACGATCACTACTATCTGGAAAATCTTGACGTCGTTCGTACTCTGAGGAGTAACGGTTATGAGTATTTCAAAAATGCCAACGCTGAGCTTTATGCTCGTAAGATTGGCAAAACTCCAAGCATCAATCGGTTCTATGATCCAGCTACCGATACTGTGCGAGGTTTTAGTGCAGGTGAACTGGATGATCTTTACAATAAAGGGGGCCATCTAGCTGCCCTTCGTAGACCGGCTAAGTTTGGTAACGAGACTGTAGAGCACATGATTATTCGGCAAACCCCTACGGAATACAGCCGTGCTTTGAGGGATGCTGATCGTGTGTTGAATTACAAGGAAGGCTATTACACCATTACGTATAAGGCTGCAAAGTTTATCGACGAAGTGGATGCGGCTGGTAAGCGGATTCGCACCTTGGCTGTGGCAGGTGATACGCCTGAAGCTGAAGCCTTTGCTAAGCAGCACATGGCTAATAACCCCGGAACAATCGCCCGTGTCCGTAATGATACGAAGGGATTGGGAGCTAATAGCGATGAAGCATGGGATATTAATTCGGCTGGTGGTCGTGTAGCTCAGCGCCATCGTGGGCAGCTTCTAGAGGACGCCAGTGCCCCTAACCATCTTGGGGATATGAAGTATGTAGCCAACCCCGTGGAGAGCGCTGTACGGTCTGCAAAGAGCATTAGCGGGCGTACTGTTATGCGTCCTATGCTGGAGAATGCTGCTGATCGAGCCATGAAGCAATATGAGCGAGTGTTCCCTAAAGACCAGTTTGGTCGTGTTCGTTGGCCTACTACGGCTGCGGAGATTAGGGCATATGGTGAAACCACTAGCAAGGAAGTGGCTGATGCTCGCACTACGTGGGAGTATTTGAATTATCTTCGTAGCGGATACATCAATTCGATGGACGATGGGTTTAAGGCTGTGTGGAATACGATTGCTGATGGTATTGGCAAGAAGGGTTTTGGTAAGGTCGAACGGGCTGCTAGGGCTGTAGGAGAGTTTGGTCCCACTACGTTTGTTCGTAGGCGTGTTAATGATTTGCTGATTGCTACCTCTCCCCTTCGTCAGTTGGTGGTGCAGAGTGCAGCGGCCTATCGTGCTATTACGTACAACCCGATCGATTATGCTAACGGGAAGATTCCACAGGACTTGTTCCACTTCTTGAACAGCAAGTATTTCGGTGGAAGCAAATCAACCGACTTCACTAAGTTCTTGGATGATAGCGGCCTTGTTGCTGCTGTTGAGCATCACAATCTTACTTCGGCTACGCTCACCAACTTGGCAGACCAAGCGAACATGGCTACTAAGGCTTATCGCTATGGACTGAATAAGCTCCGTGCTATTGGCTTTGATGCTGGTGAAACGATGAATATTGTTAACCACGCTTCTGCTGTCTTCCGTAGATATGAGCGTCTGGGTCGTGACATTAACAACCGAGATGTTCGTGAGACGATGATGAAGGAGATTCGAGCGCTGACGTATAACATGAATGCCGCAGGAGACATGCCTTATAACCAAGGTACGGCTTCGGCGCTGTTCCAGTTTATGCAGATGCCTCACAAGGCTGCTTTGCAATTCACTAATCGACAGCTTGACACTGCAACTAGGATTAGGATGGGTGTGGGCGACTTGCTTCTGTGGGGAGCAGCAATTGACGGATTGAGTAATGCTCTTAACTTCGACTTTCTCCCTCCGAACGATACGCTTGGCAACAAGATTCTCCATGACGGTATTATCTCGGTTGGCTATAACGGATTGCTTCAGAAGCTCTTTGAAGGGACCCATGAAGCTGACTTCGGTAGCTTGTCTCCTTATGGCTTTGACGGATGGAAGAAACTCTTCCTTGAAACGGCTGGTGCAGCGGGAGGAGGTCTTACTGGCGCCCTTTGGACGGCCGTTAAGAACAGTCCTGCTGGTTCGGTGGGCGGGAAGTTCGGACAGGTGTTCCATGACATTGGACGAGTGTTTAATCCCCTGCCCTATGATGATGCCGGTAGCTATGAGAAGTTCCAAGCTATTCTCTCGGACGTAGCTAAGCTCTCTTCGGGCTGGAACAACTACGACAAGGCAAGGTTGATGATGGAAGCTGGTAATCGTCGTGACAAGTTTAATAATATCGTGACGGATAACACCACTACCGGTGATGCTATTGCTCAAATGTTTGGATTTGGGGATAGGCAACAGGCAGAGAACTATGTTCTCCAGAAGAAGCTCTCAGGCGATATTGAGAGTAGAAAACAGGATGTTATGACGGTATATACTGATATAAAGAAGTATTATGCCAGTAAGTATGCTGGTGACAATCTTCCTGACTTTCAATATTACACAGCGGTTTCTGGTGCGGCTCTGTCTATTTATAAAGATGATCCGCAAGCAATGGCAACCATTCAGAAGCAAATTCATTCTGACATTTCCGGACAAGATCAAGACTTGATGTACAAGATGTTCCAGTCTATGCAGATTCCGGGAGACAGCGATATCGAAACGCAGATTGCTCGTGGCCCGTGGGATGAAGCTACGAAACAACAAATGCGTCAAGCCTATCAATTCTCTAAGGATGCTCAGAAGGATTTGACTGCTCTAACTAAAGGAAATAAATAATGCCGGATTTCTCAGGAGCGGCTACGGACATTCAGACCCCCGACGCGGGGTCTAGTCCTGTAGTGCAGCAACGTACTCCTACAATGCCTAATACCAACGGAGCAGCGTTTGCTCAGCTTGGTGCTACGCTGGCTGTAGGTGTACAGAATTACATGGCAGAGAAGCAGAAGGAAACGCAGAATGCCATTATCGGAGATTATGCCCGTAAACAGGCAGGAATCAACTCCGCTGCCGACCAAGGTGTGATTAGCCCGCAAGAAGCTCATGTACGGTCTAATGCATTGGCTAATGAGAGCCTTGCTGCTTATCCGGCACTAGCAGAACAGTTTGGCAAGATTCATTCTACGTTCTCAGCTACTACCAGCCTTGGTGATTCGGATAAGGCGTATGACGCTCAGCAGAAGGAAGCTCAAGCCAATCGGGAACGAGAGAATGCACAGGCTACAGCACAGGGCTGGCATCTCCCCTCTGATCCGAATGATCCTGCCCGTGACGTTATTATCAAAGCCGCTACGGAATCTCAGAGAGCAGCTTATCAGCTTGAACAGCAGAGCAAGAGTTTCGAATATAACAAGAGCCGTAATCTCTACGATCAACAAGCAGACGACCGTAAGCAGAAACAAGACAGTGAACAGCTTGTCAATCAGATTTGGGTTAGCCAATCCGATGGCTTGTATGCGCAGCTTAAGGTGTTGCGAGAGAAGGCAGTGGCAGGACTGATTCCTTGGCCGGATGCTCAGGTTCAATATGCTAAGTTGATTAGCGATACGCAAGGGGTTATTCAATCCGCTACGATTCGTAATCCGGAACTAGCTGCTCCCTATAAGACACTCGCTGATGGCCTTGGCACTATGGCTAAGGACTATCTTGATCCTACGAAGGACAGCGACAGTCTTGAGAAGCAATACAAGGATGCTATTACCCGGAATAAGATTGCAGCTATTGCTGACCCTCAAGTTAGAGCAGCAGCTACTACTTCGGCTATGTTCGGTAGTAACAACTCCATCCTTCAAGCATTCAATGCTCAAGCTGTGGTCCGTACTGTTACCTCCCTCTCAGGCACTCCGGTTACTAACGGACAACCTTCGGGCTATGTGCCTAATGTTATTGGTGCTCCGGAAGAAGGCGATACGTATAAGGCTCTTCGTGAAGGTGTGAATAACATTACGAATGGCAATACGAAGAATGTACCGGGTGCTCTTCAAGAAGGCAGCAACACAGTTAATAATGTTCTAGCTCAGGTGGGCAAGCAAGTGGATTCAGGCAATGCCAAGATTCTTAAACCGGCTGCTGAATTCTTCTCCTCTTCGGAATTCCTTACTATGCAACAGCGAGGCGCCCTTGATCCGGCTTCCTTGCAAGCAGCTAAGAAGACATTCCAAGTGGTGTATGAACCTGCTGTCCGTCAGAGCATCAATCCTCAGCTTGCACAGACAGTGACGATTGGAGATAAGAGCGTTCCTACTGGAGACCTTCTGGATGTGAAGATGGTTAACGGTGCTCCTTCTTTCGTACCGAAGGGTGGGCTTTCAGCCGAACAAACCCAAGCAGCAAATCAACGTATTAAATCGATGACTCAGTACCAGCAAGGTTTGAACACCGTGGTGCGGATTGGTGCACACATGGAGGGTACTAACGATTACCAGAAATATTGGGAAGATAACAAATACGTCCTTATGCCGCAGCTTTACCCTGTTAAGCCGGGCCAAGTGGTTGGTGGCTTTAAGTGGAGTGGTAATGGCGATTGGCGTGACAAGTCTACATGGAGTAAGAGTGGCTGATACACAACAACAAACGGCATCTACTGATGCAACACTCCCGGATGATGGTCCGTGGAGCAAAGGCTGGCAGAGCTTGTCCAAGGCTGCCGGTAATCTCGTTCAAGATGTAAGTGACACAGTTGATTCAGTTAAGCAGTCGGTGTCCTCTCTCCTTCCGTGGGAAACCAATGCTTCAGATTTGGCTAAGCAGACGAACAATGTACGTCCGCCTATTGAGACGCCTAAAGCACAGCCTCAAGCCCCTCAGAGCTTCTCCAGCGTCTTCCAACGCCTGATTCAGGTGGAGAGTGGTGGACAGCATACGGACGCCTCTGGTGGGCTTACAACGAGCAACAAGGGAGCTAAGGGTATTACGCAAGTCATGGACAAGACTGCTGCATATCCCGGCTTCGGTGTTACGCCGCTACAGGACAACAGTAAGGAAGAATATCTCCGCTTCGGTAAGGATTATCTCGGAGCTTTGATTAAGAACTTTGGTGGGGATCAGACGAAGGCTGTAGCAGCTTATAACGCAGGTCCGGGTGCTGTAGACCGTGCAGTGGCTAAGGCTGCTAAGAAGGGTGGAGATTGGACGGCTTATGTTCCGGTTGAAACACAGAAATACATTAAGAAAATTATTGGAGCATAACAATGCCGAAGAAAGGTCAATTTAAAGCAGGGGCTACGGCCGATAGTAAACGACAGCGAGCATATAACAGTTCTCCGCAACAGAAGGAACGTCGTGCTCAGCGTAATGCTGCTCGTGCCAAGATGGTGAAAGCTGGTAAGGCTAGTAAGGGTGATGGGAAGGACGTAGATCATAAGAATATGAATACGGCTAACAACTCAACCAAGAACCTCCAAGTGATTTCTGTAGCTAAGAACCGTGCTAAGAACAAGCACCATCTGAAAGGTAAGTCCAAGTAAAGGAGGTGATCCCTATCTCGTCTGCGGGCTACGTTAAGACCCGCTATCATCAATTCTAGGAAATACTATGGCAGCTAAGAAACCAGCAGGTAAGCCGATGAGCAAGGCAGCAGCAGAAGGACGTAAGGAAGCTAAAAGCAAGAAGGCTCCGAGCGAGAAGGGCGAGAGCAAGAAGTTTGAAGCTAAGGAAGAGAAGGCTTATGCAGCGGCTAAGAAGCCTGCTAAAGGGAAGAAATGAGCCAGATTAATGATTTGAAGAAGGTTGCGCTTACAGCACTAGGCTTTACTGGAGCATTGAACGATCAGGAGCTTGCCTTCTATCGGAATAAAGGCGCCACGGAGAGTCAGCACAATGCAGCCAAGCAGCAATGGCTCAGCATCAAGGGCTTTGCTACTGGCAGTTTGAACGATAGGGAATTTGCTTATTGTGGGGGAACCGGGACGTTGAATGACAGAATTGTCGCCCGTTTGATTGCTGGAACTTATTACGCTTAAAGAGAAAGGGCACTCATTGCGAGCGCCCTTTTTTTTATTGTCTAGAAGCTTTCTTTCTTGCCTACATCTACCGTACCGTGCGGCCATACCTCACCGTTCTTTCGTTTGTTCTGGAAGCCCGGATCATTATTAACAATAGGCTCAGGCCATGAAGGACTAAGCGGATTGTCATTGGCAGCAACCTTAATACGAGGTACAAGCACACCACTAGAAGTATCAATCTCATCTCCGAGAATAGGGGTTTGAGAGGCTGCGAACGTATAGAGATGAAACCCTGCACTATCGTGTACCGCATACTGGTAGAAGCCATTCTGGAGCTTCGTAGTGCCTCCGTCAATCCTAATAAGCGCCATTAAATTCTCCCACCATGCTATTCTTGCTATAGCCGGTTGTGTTAGTTTCAAAGAAGTTCTCAATAGCCGAATTAGATACAACCCAATCAAGCCAGTCAAAGGGATTAGTCACTCCGTATTCTGCTTTGAATCCGATCTGCTGCATGCGATAATCTGCAACACTGCGGATGTATTGCTTAACTTCCCCTTCAGTGATTCCGTCAACTCCTCCTTGCTGAAAGGTAAGCTCAATGAATCGGTCTTCGAGCTTGACACATTCTCGGGCTGTGTCGTAAATGTCTCGTTTGAATGAGTCATCGACCACTCCCGGATGCTCTTTAACGAGGATTCGAAATAGCTTACTAAGACCTGATACATGGATTGTTTCATCTTTAATACTCCACGAATTAACATCACCCATCCCCATCAGCTTGCCCATCCGAGGAAAGTTTAGAAGCATGGCGAACATGCCGAATAGACACACACCCTCTACCAATACCTGCTTGGCAATTGATTTAGCCAAGTCTGCCACACTGCTGTTCTTCATATCCATCATGAATTCCAGCTTCTCTTTCATTTCCCCATATGCAAGGAACTCAGAATAAAATCCTTCTCCGAATCCGAGAGTGTCGTTGAGGAGAGCGTATGCTCTCTGATGGACACCTTCTCGTCCAGCGAAAGAGCCGAGCATATTTCTTGCTTCGTTATTTCGGATTGCCGGGATAAGATTGTCATAATAATCGCTTCCAACTGCAACGTCCGACTGAGTGAAGAGTCGAAGAATCGAATTAACAAAATACTTCTCCTTCTCGGTGATTACACCGTTTTTCCATTGTTCAACGTCTTGCTGTAGCTTTGCTTCCCATTCTCCCCAGTGGGCACGTTCATGCTCCACTGTGATGGCTACTAGTTCCGGGTAGATAGGTACATAGGTCTTGCTAGTTTCTAGAAGGCTCAAGCTCGCCATTCCTCCGCGTCTTCAATACTGTCCGTAATATAGAGAATGTCTCCCCAAGCGTTCACCACTTGGAAAACCATCTCTCCGTCTTCATAAGCAATTTCAATATGGGTGTTCGAAATAGGAATCATATTAGCCTTCACATGAAAGACAAGCTGTTGCGCTCTCTTGATTGAGAACAACCCGCTCAATAGTTTTAACTGTATCCACCTTAGTGGCTGCTCCTGTTCTAAAGTAATACAGGCTCTTTACTTTCCTTTCTCGCATAGCTTTCAAATGTACCGAGTTAATGACACGCCGATCAGTTCCCGGTAGGAAGAACAGATTGAGAGACTGTGCTTGACAAATATATTGTTGCCGGTTACCTGCATGTTCAACCAACCAATGTTGATCGATTTCCCAAGCAGTCTTGAATACGGCCTTCTCCGCTGGTTCCAGAAAATCGAGATGCTGTACCGATCCGTTAGCCTTAACGATACTGCTCCACGTTTCATCGGTATTCTTTCCATACTTCTCCAATACCGGCTCTAGCCATTTGTTTTTGACGAGGAAAATACCTGCCCTACTTTTCTGCGTATAGGCATTACTAGCGATCGGTTCAATTGACGGAGAAGTATCACAAAGTACAGAAGAGTTAGAATTAGGAGCGATAGCAAAGACGTGAGAATTACGACGGCCAGTGCCTGCCATGTCGGGAGCTTCTCCGCGCTCTTTAGCCAACTCAATAGAAGCTGCAATACCTTTTGCATGAATATCCTTAAAGATTATGTTGTTAACCTGCGCTGCGCTACGAAAGCCTCCGGACTCAAAAGGGATGCCGTGTCGCATGAGATAGTTATGGAAACCCATTGCACCGATTCCAAGGGCACGTTCCCTAATAGCTGCGTAACGCGCCTTGCCCAATCCGTCTGGGCTATAGTCAATGAACCATTGCAAGACATTATCCAAGAATCGGGTGAGGTCGGCCACCAATGTAGTGTCTTTCCATTCATCGTATTTCTCTAGATTAAGAGAAGACAGACAGCAAACAAAAGTGCGATCAGGTCCAGTAGCCAAGCTAATTTCACTACACAGGTTGCTTCCACGATTAGAAAGCCCCATTTCCACCTGAGTGCGAGGCATAGCACGATTAGCAACATCAATAAACCAAAGATAGGGTTCACCTGTCAACTCCCGAACTTCGAGCAAATCCTCCCAGAGAGTACGTGCTCGGATTGTTTGTTTAACTTCTCTTGTGTGAGGACAAACCAGTTCCCACATGGCGTCTTCAGTAACAGCTTTACTGAAGGCATCTGTAATGTTGACTGCGTTATGGACCCCTGCACGATTGTCAATCTTTCGGGCTGAGTCTCCGCCGGAGGGAAGACGCATTCGAATAAACTCAACAATGTCAGGATGAGAAATATCCAAGTAAATAGCAGTAGAACCCCTACGGGTCCGCCCTTGACGATAGTAGCCCATAATCCCATCAATGGTCTTGAAGTAAGGAATAGGACCCGGAGCCTTTTCCGATACAGCACGGATGCCCGAATGCAGAGCAGTACCGCCACCCATAACAGAGAGAAGAGAAAGCTCAGAACTAATATCAATTTGTCCCTCGATAGTGTCAGGAATGTAGCCAGCGAAACAGGCAATAGGCATTGCTTTAGGTTCTGCACCACGCCAGCACGCCTTACGATAATCGCTATGGGCTAGCCAGAATTCTTTTGAGTTGTACGGAAATCGGCCACGCTCTTGCCAATATCCGTCCACAGCATTACTAAGCACTGGTGAAGAATACATGAACCAATTGAGAGAGGCGGCATCGTAGATTCGCTGAGCAAGGGCTTCATCGCCATAACTGAAGCACGTAGCGGCCCTAGCGTAGGCTCTTTGAACCCCTTCCTTTCCATCCGTGTAATATTTTTCAACAAGCGCTTTCCCTTGCGTGTTGAGAAGAACGTCGCGGCTGATGTCAATTTTCACTCCCATTATCGATTGTCTCCCGAGCCTTTGATAACATCTCGGTCTTTACGTGATTGCAGCTTGGCAATATTGCCGTCTGCAATGTCTTGAAGGTTAAGCTGATGGTCGTCTGCAATGGCTGCAATGTGCCAGAGAACATCCCCAAGCTCCTTCTTTACATTCGTCAAATAATCTTCTTTGAAGCCGTCTCGAATCCCCTTAGCGATGAGAGAGCAAAGCTCCCCCACTTCGCCCGGAAGATTAATAATTGCGTACCAATGATCTGCTGTTTCGGTGCGGAATTGCTTTGCTTGTTCTTGATATTCGTTAAACATATTTCTCCATCAAATATTTAGTAGAAACTGGCATTAGATCGAATTCGCCCTCATGTACGTCATTCAGCATAAGCACACCACGCCAATGGCGATTGCCTTGAGGGCCGAGATAGTCTTCCTCATGGGTGTAGCAGGAGCCCGCTATCACGGAGGTAATCATTCGTCCATCGGCCTTGAATGCTGTGGCAATCTGAAGGCCTTGCTGGTGTCCAGCGATACAGGACATATGCTTCTTATTAAGCTGTGCCTGCGCCGTACTGGCCGGCCGTCCTGCCTGCCCGGTGATGAAGTAGTGAGCAAAGGCAATGTCATCCACAATCACAGGCTTAAGGAAAGGATGAACCTTCCACAGGCCGAGATTCAAATCGTCATAGCCAAGCAAGCCTTCCAGCTTTGCATCACCATTCACCGCCCGTTCAATCCGTTGCTCATGATTGCCGAGGAGGAAATGAAGCTCGGGGTTCCAAGCCTTCTTCTTATTGATACGGAGACGGTCACGTTCATAGAAGATGGGAAACAACAGCTTATCCATTGCTTCGTTACCCGCTGCTACATCATTAATATAGCGTCGTCCTTCGAAACTCTTCTTGCCAATATCCCAACTGGAGAGGCTAGGCATGTCCCACCAATCACCAATGTTAATAATTACATCCGGACGCTTCTCTGCTGCGTAATTGCCAATAGCTTCTACATACGATGTGTCAACTCCGGGCTTCACCTGCGCGTCTGTAATAACTAGGATTCGTTTGCTCAATGTAGTTCCTCAGAGATAATGTGGTAGTCGTATTCGTCATTGTGTTCTTCAAGCTCTTCGATAACATCTTGTGCTTCTTCGAAGTCTTGGGTTGTGAACACCTCACCTTTGAAAGTGAGAGTGCCCACATATTCGTTATCTTCGGTAATGGCAATCTTATAGATCAAGCCTTGCCTCCGTAGAGATGGGGAAAAGTACATGAGTGAATCCATGAATTAGCTCTGCCACATGCCTTGTTTCTGCTTGTGTATGAGGGTCAAGACGAAGCTTCAGCATATCCAGCCATGCCCCCAATGTTCCAGACCAAACCCATTCAGTCATTGTGTTCAGAGGCAGCACCATACGGGCTTGTTCAGGGCACACCCCTTGGTCCAGAAGATGACGATAGAACAGGAGAGATTCTTCTGTATGAGAACTCAAATCTTCTACTGCCGAATCAAATCCCCACATCGAGTTTGCTAGAGTTAGTTCATTTGAACTGCCTTGTTTTACGTTATCTGCACGAACGCGGAAAGCGTGAGGAAGATAATATTCAGGCTCATCATCTACATACCTACGGCTCACTTCATTCCACGGAAGAAACTTATGTTTAACAAGCTGGCGAGCCACGAAGATCGGGGCTTTAACTCGGAAGGAGAGGAAGGCGTGGTTGAATGGACTGAGATGGC